ATTACACTCCATAAGTGGAGAAAGGCTGTTTCAGCTGAGGCTATCAAGAAGAGTGGTTACAACGCAGCAGTTGTTGCTACTGATGCAGCTCTCCTTAAGGACGTCCAGAAGGGTGTAAGAACAGACATGTTCACATTCCTTAACGGTAGCATTGCTTCTTCAGTTGCCGCTTCAGGTGTAGGCCTTCAGGCAGCTCTTGCGGATGCGTGGGGCAAGCTCCAGGTAGCTTTCGAGGATGACACAGCAGAGGCTGTATACTTCGTTAACCCTCTTGATATCGCAGATTACCTTAAGACTGCGAACATCACTGTTCAGACAGCTTTCGGTATGCAGTACGTCGAGGACTTCCTTGGCCTTGGAACAGTAATCACTTCATCAAAGATTACTCAGGGCACTTTCGTTGCTACAGCGAAGGAGAACCTCATCATGTACTACTTAACAATGGGTGGTGACCTTGCAAACGCATTCTCACTTACTGTTGACGAGCTCGGATACATCGGTATCAAGAGCGGTTACCAGAACGAGGAGCGCGCTCAGATCGAGTCACTCGTTATGGATGGCATCCAGTTCCTTGTTGAATATGCAGCAGGTGTAATCAAGGGTACCATTACCAAGGGGGAATGACAGCCGCTACTCTGAGCCTTGAACCGGACATTGATTTCGGAAGCATGACAAAAGCCCAGCTTCTTGCCTATGCTTCCGACAATGATATTGCCGGAGTGAATAGCGGAATGACCAAGGCTGAAATAATTGAAATTTTGAATTCAATTTAATAACTAAAAGGATGGTGTAAATATGCTGACAGAGATATGTAACGTGCTGAAGAATTGGTTTTGCTCCGGCAAAGACAAGCATATCGGCACATTTGCTATCGAAGGTGGTGTCCTTACACCATCTTTTGCTTTAAGAGAAAATCAGTACTACAGAATAATCGGTTCAGTATTTAACGATGGAGTTCACCGGTTTGGTGATCCATCTGACGTACTGACGGATGAGAGCTTTGAGGGAGCCGTATGGGAAATGAGAGTCCCGGCGGATGTGATTGCGCTATCGGATGAGGTTGCGGAGTATATGTCAAAGTATGAAAACTCACCATATGTGAGCGAGTCCTTCGGTGGATACAGCTACTCGAAAGCTACAGGCCCGGAAGGAGCTGCAGCGGGTTGGGAGGACATATTCGCAAGCCGTCTCAATCAGTGGAGGAAGATATGAGTTTACTAGACCAGGCAATGGAAGATTTCTATCTGATGAATGAAATCAAGGAACCGGATGGCTACGGAAGCTTTGTCACAACGTGGAAGCAGACGGAGACTCCGTTCAGAGCAGCCATAGTATTTGACACATCAATATCTGCAAGAGTAGCTGAGGCGCAGGGAGTTAAGAGCGTGTACACGATCACCACTCGAAAGAATACAATTCTTAAATTCAAGGACGTCCTTAAGAGGGCGAGTGACGGAAAGATATTCCGGGTCACTTCTGATGGTGATGACAAGTTCTCACCTAAGGCTGCGTCGCTCGATATGCGTCAGGTAACTGCAGAGGAATGGGAGCTTATAACATGAACAGTGCACAGGCAATTGACAGATTCTGGAACCGCTTCGGGCTGTTAGCTTATGACAAGGATTCGGTTCCGAAGGGAGCAGCGTTTCCGTATATAACCTACGAGGTCGCAGATGGTGGCGAGTTCGGCAGTAGTGCAGCCTTGTCTGCATCGCTCTGGTATAAGGACAGCTCCTGGAAGGCCATCACGGAAAAGACTGAAGCCATAAAACAGTATATCGGACGCGGCGGTGTGAATATGCGTACCGATTCCGGCATCATTTGGATTCAGATGCGGACACCCTTCGCACAGCGAATGGGCGACCCGGATAATGATATGATCCGCAGAATGGTGCTGAATGTAAGTGTTGATTTTTTAACAAATGATTAAATTAGGAGGAAACAGGAATGGGCAAAAGATATACAAAGGTTCCGGCTGATGCGTTTGAGCATCTCCAGATTAATGCAGGTATTCTCGTTGGGGATTTCAAGCCTGCTACCGGTGTGGTTGAGGACATCCTCGGAGCCAGTTCGGGTGGTATTAATTTCAATGCTAATACCACATATATCGACAGAGGCGCAAACATTGACAACTGTCCCAAGAACACCATGGAGCTTAAGGAAGTCGATGATGTCGAGGTTAAAATCTCCGGCACATTCGTCACTGTGACGGCCGAGAGTGCAAAGCGCCTGGCCGCAGCTGCAGATGTGGATGCAGAAGATGAGACTCACATTATCCCTCGCCGCAACCTGGAACTTGAGGACTTCGAGGACGTATGGTGGGTAGGTGATTACTCTCATGAAAACAGTAATGAGAGCGGCGGATATGTAGCAATCCACGTTATGAACGCACTGAGCACCGGAGGATTACAGATCCAGTCGAAGGACAAGGACAATGGTACATTCGGATTTGAGTTTACTGGACATTTCAGTCTCTCTGATCCGGACAAGGTGCCTTACGAGATTTACATCAAGAGCGGAACTTAAGGAGGACATGAATGAAGCTTTCGGAAATTAAGAATGAGGATGCACTTGACGTGCTTGCGGACATCCTCGAACCCGCATCAGAGATTTTTGCGGACCAGAACACTCGCAAGCTCATGGAGCAGAGTGGCTCAAAGGCTGAAATAGTCAGCCAGATTATTAAGAATCATAAAACTGCAATCATTAAGATCTTGGCAGGAATCGAAGGAGTCCCTTACGAGGAATACGAGTGCAACGTCATAACACTTCCGCTCAAGCTTCTTGATTTGTTCAACGATGAATTACTGCTCCAGTTTTTTCAGTCGCAGGGTCTGATGATGGGCAACACATCTTCTGGCTCTGCTACGCAGAATACAGAGGAAACAGACGGTCAGTAAAAGCATTCATGCGGTATGTCAAAACTCGGTATCGTGAATACCAGCGGGAGTTGGCATACCGCATTTATGTATCTGACACACTCTTTTACAGAAATAAGAATCAGGCGCTTGGAGTCCGATATTATGACATGCTTTATAAAAAACCGGACACACGCAGCGCTGATGAAATTGTTGCAGATATTATCAAAAACGCAGGATTGGAGGTAAAAGACTGGTGAATGTATTTGAATTAATGGCCGTAATCACTCTCAATCGCGACAGCTATAAAAAGGGACTTGAGGAAGCCAGTAAGGATACAGAAAAGACCGGCAGTAAGCTCAGAACAACATTGGGCACGGTAAGCAAGGTAGCCGGAGCCACTGTGACCGCTATAGCCGGTGCGGCAACATCCGCAGTCGGAAGTATTACTTCTTTCGCATCATCTTCAGCGACTGCGATGGATACGATTGACAAACAGTCCCAGAAGATGGGAATATCCGCGGAGGGCTATCAGGAATGGGCCCACGCTCTGGATTTAAGCGGAGCAAGCGTAGATTCGTTACAGACAAGTATGCGAACATTAAGCTCTGTTATGACTCAGGCTGATGACGAGAGCAAGGATTCGTCAAAATATCTGGCGCAGCTGGGTGTGGCTGTCGAGGATACCGAAGGCAATATGCGCAGCACTGAAGATGTAATGAATGATGTTATCTTAGCTCTCGCTGATATGGAAGAGGGTGCCGAGAGAACCACCATTGCGTCAAAGCTTCTCGGTCGAAGCGCTACGGAGCTGGGACCGTTATTCAATGCCGGAAGTGATGCCATCAAAGACATGAAGCAGGAAGCCCATGATTTAGGACTTGTAATGTCTAATGATGCGGTAAAAGGTGGAGCCAAGCTCAATGATACGCTTACCAACCTTAAGGGCAGCTTCGGAGCGATGAAGAACAGCTTGGGCTCATCACTTATGCCTATCGTGCAGAAGTTCGCAGACCTGCTCTTGCAGGCTATGCCTAGGATACAGGCGCTGTTTGACAAGATAGCCCCTGTGCTGGCTAATATGTTTGAAAAGATTATGCCGCCACTGATGGATTTAGTAGACGCTATCCTGCCTGTATTCGCCGAAATCCTTGACGCTATAATGCCTATCATTAGCGAGTTGTGTGAAATGATTCTGCCGATTATCACAGAACTTTTGCAAAACTTGGCGCCGATTATCAGTGAGCTGTTTCAGCATTTGATGCCTATCGTAAAGGCCATACTTGACGCCATAAAGCCCGTGCTCGATGCGTTAATGCCTATTTTGTCAGCGATATTTGATGTAGTGGGTAAATTGCTCGGTCCTATTATGGATTTAGTAGGAAATTTGTTACAGCCACTGCTTACGTTGTTGAAGCCTATCGAGGGACTGCTTAAACCTATAGTGGGCCTGATTGAAGGCGTAGGAAATGTTCTCAAGCCCTTACTCGATTTGGTTAACGATCTCCTTAAGCCCATAAATGAATTTATTGATACTATATTCGGTGGACTTACAGGCGGCATGAAGGATGTCGAAGATGGTATTGGCGATGAAAATAAGGGAGGCATTATGGGCGCCCTTAGTAAGATAATGGGCGTTATCGAGGGTCCTCTTGGCTGGGCATTCAACACGTTTGGCGACATACTGAGTACGGCATTCGATGCAATCGGTGCAGTATTTGGTGGAATCATCGATTTCATTGATGATCCGCAGAAGGCATTAAGCGACTTTTTCGATTGGATTACTGAAAAATCGAAAAAAGCCGCAGACTTACTTGCTGATGTATGGGATGTGCTTACATACGACGAAGACACGAAAGCTAGGGACAGAGTAAATCAAGCTAATCAAGCTATCCTTGATAGAGGTGGTCCAGAAGCCGATGCACTTCGTGAACGAATGGTATTTTCGGGAGTAAAAGGCTGGACCATGGAAACAACCCGAGTGCCTGGCCTTGCAGCCGGTGGTGTCCTTGAACCTAACAAACCCTTCCTTGCGTTACTCGGAGACCAGAAGAACGGTCTGAACGTTGAGGCTCCGCTTGAGACCATTACCAATGCGATGCTTACTGCGCTGCGTACAGATGCGGTGAACCACAGCGGAAATGAGAATCTGCAGTCTATTCCGGCGCAACCTATCGTAGTAAGCGTAAGGCTTGAGGGTGAGCTGGAAGGCCTGTTCAGGGCTTTACAGGAGCAGGATGCCGAGCAGGTGTCAATCACAGGCAGACCCTCATGGGCGATGGGCTAAGGAGGTAGCAGGATATGTACTTTGAAATGAACGGACATGATTACAGCAAAAATATACAGATTGATTCGTACAAGGTGGAACACAGTCCTATTTACGACAAATGGATTGATGCTGCACGCGTAGAACATCGCGAGTACGTCCGCGAATGCGTTGAAGGCTCGTTTCAGCTGGCTTTCATAAGCAGCCCGGATGACAATGCCTACAACAAATTTCTCGATGATCTTTTCGAGGTTAAGGATGATGAGGAGAAGATAACCGTTACGGTGTATGTCGGTGGACTTCTGAACGACACCAGGGAAAGATCGGTATTCTATGACATGACTAACAACTTGCACCGGGAACTCAAGAACGGGTATGTTGTTGATATGATTACGTTGAAAATTAAGGAGGCTTAAGGGATGGTTAACTACAGATACGAGAACCGCTTCCGCAAGGATTCCGTGTATAAGGACATAGTCATAGTGAATCATGCGGCAGTGGTAACCGGTGTTGATGCTGCGCCTCCGACAATCACCGGGGCAAAGTTTGTCATACGAAATGCAGATATCAGCAGTGAGGCGTTCAAACTATACGAGAACCTCTGCAGCCAGTCGAACCTTGCTTTCGGAGCCTGCGAGGCCTCGAAGGTAAGCTTTACTATTTACTCGAAGAGCATCCCGACATTAACAGACGAGTGGATTGACATATACCTCTATTTTGAGGGCGACAGCTCCACCCTGTTCCGGATTGGTACGTACCTGGTAAATTCTGACAAGCTTAGTGCGGACAGAACCAAGCGAGTGATCACAGCTTTCGATTCACTCCGGGAGATGCTGAACCTTGACATCACGGACTGGTATCACAGCTTCTTTTCAGGTACTCACGGCATGGCCACTATCAAGCAGATGCGCGACAGCCTGTTTGATTATTATACGCAGCAGGAAATCGTATGCTCCCAGGAGAATGTCACGCTTCCGAATGATAATTTCGTAATTGTAAAGACCTTGAAGGAGGACATATTCGGAAGCACGCTGCTTCCTGCCATATGTGAACTGAACGGCTGCTTCGGTCACGTGGACCGCTCCGGAGTATTCAGATATATATTCCTGAAAGATTACACGGACAGCCCGGATGCGGTCATTACGGACAACCTCAGAAAGGGTACCACTACATACGAGGATTACAGAGTGCCGTCAATCTGCAAGCTTGTGGTGTACGATTCCGATGGAAATGTTTTAGGCAAAGAAGCCGTATCGGGTAAACAGGTTTACAAAATTCACGGAAATCCGCTTCTGAACGCAAAGAAGCCGCCTGAAGTGGTTAACCTTACGAAGAACATCTACTCCAAGCTGCAGTACAAGCGGTACACTCCGTGCAAGGTGCCTGCAATGGGTAACCTGTGCATCGAGGTGGGCGATTATATCGCCGTTGAGGGTAAGGACGCTAAATTCAAGAGCTACGTGCTTTCGAGGACGTTCTCGGGCATCCAGACGCTGACGGACACGTATGAGAGTAAGGGAGAACGCAAGGCTCCGAAAGTGAAAGGCTCAGGAGTTTCTTCAGCCGGGGATTATTCATCATCCGAATGGGCAGGCTCGGACATCGGCGTTTCAGGTGGCTCTGCAGGAGTTGTGGGAACCGACCTGGTCGAGCTGATCCGGAACTTCGGCTTCCGACTTCTGGATGAGCCGCAGGATGCAGTATTCACTTACGATAAAGACCAGCAGAAGGTAAGTATTTCATGGCGTGACCCGGCTGATCTCGAAGGCGACGAACCTGCGCCGGTAAAATGGGCAGGCACAGTGGTTGTGAGGAAAGAGGACAGCCCGCCTATCCATATATGGGATGATGGAGCAGAAGTGCTTGTGGACTCTACCACTCGTGATGCGTATGAAGAGGAAGCGTTTGTTGACAGTAATGTTCCTGCTAACAAGAGATTTTACTATGGTGTATTTCCGTATGATGATGATGGAATAGTAAAGCATTATAGGTGGACTAAGGTGTTCTCAATCAACAGTGATGCGGGTGATATAGCGGCATCGGTTATTAATTCGGCGAGCGCATCGGGATTATCAATCACAGTAAATTATTCACTTGTATCGGGTCAATACGCTTACCGTAAGTTGGTATTTAAGGCGGGAAGTATACCCAGAAACTCAAATGACGGGACAGCAGTTAATATATCGAGTTCGGGAAGCTACACAATTCAAAACCTGTTATCAAACACAACATATTATGTTGCTATATTTGAACAGAGCGCTTCGGGAAGTATAGCTCAGAGCAATATTGTGGATGCGAAAACAGGAAGTATAATGGCACTCCTAAATTATGGTGGTGTTGCAGTTGACAGTAGAATGCAAATATCAAATACCATTAGAGCTTCACAGGGATATTCGCATTTTCAGTATTATAACAATAATGAGTATCTTGGCTATACAAGCAGTAATCTTTATAATGTCGGAATAGCTTGCAGTACTCCATTTACGAGAGGTAATTTCAAACGTATATGTGCTGAGATAGAAATTCCTACTGGTGCGAATTGGGGAAGCCCTAATCCGCCTAGTGGATACCTCAATCATAGTGAAATGATTGCACTTGGTGCAAAACCGAATACTGATTTTCATTCGTTCTTTGAAAATTGGTTAGCGTGGGCAAAATGTACTGATTTTGAGACTATGACAAACTATCCAAAGACTACTCCTTGGAGTACAATGCCAAGAACAGTTGTAAAAATGGATATTACCCGCATTGCAAGTGACAGACAGTTTTATCTTGCATTTTTCAAATGCGACTGCACTATGAAAATATACAGAATTTGGTTCGAAAGTTAAGGAGGCAACATGGCAAGCACTTACGCAACGCAGGCAGAAAAGCCTAATAGAAAAGAAACAAATAAATATCTTGATGCGTGGCCATTGGACAGTTCCCGCAGGTGGTGGAGGTGGTTCCTCCACCCTTGCAGGGCTTGATGATGTTAATATCGAAAGCCCTACTGACGGACAGGCACTCGTGTATGATGCTGAAAGCGATACATTCAAAAATGGAGATGTAGCTCAGCCTGAGATATTCAATACAGAAAGAGACGGACTTGTACCTAAGTCTGTCGAAGAAACCGACAGCAAGTATTTGAGGGATGACGGACAGTGGGCAGAGCCTATTGAAGTAATCACTCCCGAATACTATTACTCACACAAGGAAGAGCTTGAAGCGAGTGGTCTGACTTATCTTGTGCAGGGTACTATCCAAGGCACTACTGACGCAAAGACAGTCGGCTACAATAACACAGGAAGTGGGCTACAGTCGACCAATGTGCAGGATGCGATAGATGAGGTAAAAGGTGATTTGCCATTCAGACTTGGAATAGACTCAAACGGGAACTATGGATATTATAAGGCGGGTGCTGATACAGTTACCCCTTTTAAGGCAGGATATTATAATGTATTTAGCTATGAGGCCATGTATAAAAATCCGCCTCAAGTAGTTGATGGCTCAATAACTTGGAATCTTTTATCAAAAAGTTTATCACTTAGAGGATATGGAGATTGTTATACTGTGCCATGGGCTGGAAACGTAAAAGATGTAGTGATGATTGTCCCGCAGTACGCCAAAAAGGTATATGCGAAAGCTAAATTTAAGCTTACTGAAACTCGTGAGAATGCACAACCACGTGCTAGTATGCTTTTATTCTCACGTCCGTCATTTTATACTACTTCTTGGTCCGTATTAAAATCGAATTACACATATGTAAATAATGTGGTTGGAAGCATTACCGAACTTACTATGGAAGCTCCCTGCACTCAGGCGTCCTCGCCATATCTTGGAATGCGTTTAGGATTCCAAAGCTCAAACAATATATATGTAACCTTTGAAATTAGTGATATTTGGATTTGGTTTGAATAAGGAGGTACTCTATGGCATTTTTAATTAAGGGCACAGACATAGTCGGTGCTTCCAGCGGGAGCGATATAGACTACTTGACTGTGGTAGACGGAGAGCTGAACATCATTTTTGATGACGGTACACAAACAATGAATGAGGAGGATGATGAAAATGGCGACAATAATGAAGCCGATAATTCTTGACGAAACGGCACAGAAAATTGATGCTACATTGCAGGAAATCAGGCGGGCTATTTTGCCCGATTTATCCTACGCAACAAAAGTAAGTGAAGCTACAAGCGGAAATCTCGCAAGCCTTACCGATGACGGAAACATTTCCGACAGTGGCAAGAAAGCCAGTGATTTTGCAGACGCAGGAGACCTTGTAAACCTCAGTGATGAAGTGGGTATCAATCTTTGGGACGAAGAATGGGAAGTTGGAGGATTGAACACCTCAAATGGAACAAACAGTATCGGAGAGAATGACAGAATTCGTGCAAAAAACTATATTAAGGTTTTACCTAATACGGAGTATTGTGTCAATACCCTTACATTGTCTCCTAATAATGGTTGTCAGATTTGGTTTTACGATGAAAACAAAGTCGGAATATCAAGAATTTCTGGTGCGGTTGCAAACCGTTATGTATTTACTCCACCGCCCAATACTGTTTACATAAGATTTAATTTCTATGCACAGTATGGTGCTGATTACAAGAATGACATTTGTATCAATCGCTCAAATCCTGCTATTAACGGCACATATTATCCATTCAGAGGACTCCGTAAGCAGATTAGCGTATTATCAAACGAAGCTCTTGATATTAAGATGCTCGGCTGGACTGTTCCTAAAGATAAATTATCTGTTAAAAATTATATTGATGATAATAGAATATTCCATCAGATAGTTGGAAGAATTGATTTAGGCAGTTTAGATTGGTCTTACAATGGTGGTGTAGGCGTGTTTATTTCTAGTGCATTCGCTCTCACGGGAAATCTACCTGCTATTGACACTAATGCTTATATATACAAATATGCAACACAAGAGGGCAGGGAATGGTCTGCTGTTTCTAATAAAAGATTTGTATTAAGAGATGGATTAGCCAGACTTAATTATAGGTCCGTTGCTATAAAAGATAACGATTATAGCAATGCTACAGCATTTAAAAATGCAATGAACGGAGTATATCTTTATTACGAACTCGCCGAAGAGATTCTCATTCCAATGGACGGCAATGAATTCTCAGCAAACCTTGGCGACGCTTGGAACAGCTCAACCACCTACAAGGTAGGCGACTACTGTATCTACTCGAATGCTCTGTACAAGTGCAAGGTGCAGAACAGCAACACGGTTCCGACCAATACGACCTACTGGACGAGAGTCACAGTCGGTGAGGAGCTTGGTACGATAAATAGAGATTTTTCACACCACATAGTAGATATGGTTAGCTACTATGATACGAGCAAATTTGTACCATTGGCTGCGAGAAATAGAAACACTTTACTAAAACAAGGGCATATAGCCATATTATGTGTGGCAGGTAGTATTGTTGCAGGATTGGCATCTGGAAGCAATCTGTCGAACGTAATATCAGTCAATACGCTTGTAAATTTACTTGGGGTCGAGCCGCTAGATGCTTTTGGAGTGGCAACCACAAGCGGAAAACATATCGTGAGACTCTACAAAAATGATAATGGTATGGGAATTTTTAATAATGATTCAAACGCTCTTGCAGCGTCAGAATATATATATGGTGAGCTAATTTTTATATTACCTAATTAAAGTTAATAAAAACAAAGAGGTGTTTATGACAGTAGCAGAATTGATTGAAAAACTTAAAGAAATGCCACGGGATGCAGACATTGTCATGGAATTTATGGACGAAATCAAAAGCGTCCGTTACCATGATTTTGGTGGATTAAGTGAAGAAAAGGTTGTGCAGCTTAATCAATACGAAGAAGTTAGATAAATAAAACATTTATCTAACTTGGGCTAACCACAAAAACACACATAAACGCATCCGTGCGTTAAATATAAGGAGGTAAACACACTATGAAGTATTATGTTATCGAAATTGCTGAGGGCGACAGCAAAGTCGCAGGTAAAGGAATCTATGAATTCCAGAGCAGAAAGGAAGCTGTCGCAACATTTCATTCGAAGCTCGGTGTGGCCATGAAATCAGAACTTTACAAGAGTGATTTGATTATGGTCATTAATTCAACCGGAGCTGTCGAGATGGTTGAAAAATATGAAGATGCGGCAGCAGAGGAAGGCATTACCGAATAAAGAGGGCGGAGGACTGAAAAATGCAGCAGGATGAAATGGCACTGAGAATCGTAGCGCATGAGCACGAAATTGATTCTTTGAAGCATCGAGTTGACAAAATGGAGGAGACAACGGAGCAGATCCACAAGATTAATGTGTCGATGGAACGTATCGCACTGTCAACTCAGCAGATGGTATCTGAACAAAAAAAGCAGGGCGAGATTCTCGAAAAGCAGGGTGAGAAAATCGAAGCGCTTGAAAAGCAACCGCTTGAGACTGTTAATAATTTTAAAAAGTCGGTGATTTCTGCCGTGGTTGGAGCAGTGGCCGGTGCGGTCATTGCGGCAGTAATATCACTCTTATAAGGAGGTACAGAAAATGAAAAAATTTGATTTAAAGTCAATTATTACTTTTTCGTTAATCATTACATTAATCATTATCACGTTAGCACTGGTGGCTGCTGTTATCTGCGGCCAGTTGTCAGTTGATAATGCTTTAGTCAACGCAATTGCAATTGTGTTGTTTAGTAACTCCACCACGATGGTTATGACATTTTATTTTAGCAAAAAGAAAGATGAAACTAATGATTCGGAAGAAGGTGAGTGAGTATGGCATACAAATGCGTATTAGCACATTTCGTGCACGATGAAAATGGCAGGAGCCATGGCGGCTTGCCCGGTGATCAGACCGGGCAGGAGAGCTGCCGGCGAGCCTGGTATCTGATTAAGGGCTCGGAATGGACAGCAGTGTTCCGACCGAAGCTTGCAAGTGTGGCAGAGAGGATCGCGCAGGCAATGGAAGACCTTGTTGACAATGAGTGCATCGGTGGATATGACCAGTGGACCCGTACAAGCGCTTTTGAGGCTGCGAAGGCAGCAGGCTGGAATATCCGGTCGGTAACAAAAAAATGCAACAGTGACTGTTCTGCAGCTGTGGCTCTTTGCATCAATGCTGCAGGTATTCCTATCAGCAAGGATATGTATACAGGGAACGAAAAGGAACTGATTGAGCGCACTGCGCAGTTTAAAACCCTGACGCAGAATAAATATCTGCAGATGCCGGATCATCTCCAGCGTGGCGATATACTGCTTAAGAAGGGACATACTGCCGTAATAGTAAGCAACGATTACGAGCTGACGCAGGTCTGGAAGTATGTACCCGGGGCAATCATGAAGGGTGAAGAGGTAGTGCATATTCAGGCTGCGCTTAACAATTACGGCAACGACCTTCCCTGCAGCGACAGGTACGGCAAAAAGACAGCAGCTGCAGTCACTAAATTTCAGAAGGTACACGGGCTTACTCCGGACGGAGTGGTGGGCCCTTATACAGCAAAAGCACTTGGATTTTTGTGGGGTAAATGAGTATGAATCAGGTACTGAAGGATGCGGTATACAACCGCGGCAACAACAAACAGATGGAGTTTCTGGCTAAAATTGGCGGAATGAATGAAGAAGAAACAGAACTCCTGCGGACATCGCAGCTGTCACAGGCAACAACAGCGGCAACATGTTTGGCGGAGACGGGGCTTGGTGGATCATCATCCTTTTCCTCTTCGTGTTCTGCGGATGGGGCAACAACAATGGTGGCTTCGGCGGAGGTTCAAACAGTGGTGCGGCAGACAACTATGTGCTTGCATCGGATTTTGCAACAATTCAGAGACAGCTTTCAGACGGTTTCAACAGCATTGATAACGCACTGGATCGTCAGAACACCGGTATTTGTGACCTGGGCTATACACAGGCGCAGCTTATCAACGGAGTACAGCAGGGACTCGTTACACAGGGCTACGAGACCAGGAATGCAATCAATGGCATCGGAGCACAGATGGCACAGTGTTGCTGCGATATCCGCGAGGGTATTTCCGGAGTGAATTACAATCTCGCGATGAATGCCAATGCAACACAGCGTGCGATTTCAGACGGCTTCTGCCAGACCAACTTCAACATGGCAACACAGAACAATCAGACCTTACAGGCCATTGATAAGGTTGGCGACAGGGTAATCGATTATCTGGCTAATCAGGAAGCACAGAAGCTCCGCGATGATAACTTCGCACTTCGTCTTGCAGCTTCCCAGCAGGCACAGAACAATTACCTCGTTTCACAGCTTGGTCAGAAATGTCCTATCCCTGCTTATCTCACATGTAACCCTAATGCTCCCCTCAATTATTCCGTTAATTATGGCTGCGGCTGTAATGGATAAGGAGGTGCGACATGGCTGAATTTGTCAACAGTGTAAATCAGACAGTTGCTGTGGGCGCAAATGTACTTTTTGATACAACAGTCATCGAACCTTGTTCTATCGTTTCGCACAGAAAGGGTTCAGGGCTGTTCAATATCAAAGGCGGTCACAAGTTTATCGTAGGATTTTCGGCAAACCTTGCGGGAGCCACTGCAGAAACAGAACTGGATCTTGCTATAGCAGTAAACGGTGAGCCTTTGCCTTTTACGACAATGGCATCAACACCCGCTGTAGCAAACCTGTTTGATAATGTTTCGATAATCACAGAAATTGAGACGCCTTGCAACTGCTGTACGCAGATATCAATCCGCAACATTGGTACCACACCCGTTACGGTAGCAACGGCTAATCTTGTGCTGTTCAGAGAAACCTAAGGAGGAGTAGCGTATGAGCAGAAAAATGGAAGATTTAAAAGAGATGATCTGCCGCGAGCTTGATGAGATAGCCGGGAAGGGCGAACTGTCAGCTGGTGATGTGGATATGGTGTACAAGCTCATAGTAGCAAAGGAAAAGCTTCTGAGAGCAGAGGAAATCGAGGGGAACCTTGGATACAGCAATGGTAATGGTGACTGGACCGCATCAGGATCCTACGGCAGAGGAAATATGAACTACAGCGGCAACAGTTACGGTGGCAGCAGCTACCGTGATTCATACGGCAGACATTACGTCAGAGGGCATTACAGCAGAGACGATGGCAGCATGCGCGAGAAGTTAGCAGAAATCATGGACTCGGGTGAATTAAATTCATCACAGCGCCAGGTTCTGCAGAAGCTTATGAACGAGATGATGTAACATGAACCTGTCGGAAATCAACAAGGAAATCGATTATCTGGAACACAATGCTTCCAGTTACTCTGACTGCGAGAAACTGTCTGTGCTGTACAACATCAAGAACAATCTAGCACAGGACCGGCCGAGTTCAAAAGCAATGTCTTACTCATCGGCACCAGCTGCTTCTGAGTTCCTGGCTGTAGCACAGGCACTCGATGCAGAGACATTGCTTTCCGTGCTTGATGAACATATGGATGTGGTCCGGGTGGTATTCCCGAAAGAATACAATGCCGTTATTCAGAAATTAAAGGAGCTCCGGTGAGAGCTCCTTTTTGTACTACATAAAAATTTGAACATAAAAATCATAAAATATTATTTAGTAACTAAAATGCTTACAATTGCCTTGAAGTTGCCAAACGTCTCTTTTAGCCAGAAAATAAGGCATTCCTTATTGACTTTTAATCAAGTTGT